ATGGAATTGGCATACAAGACTTGCAAGGAGATTGGAGACTATCCAATAAGGACATAGACACAATAGATAATTGGGTACAGCAAGGAGCCCAATACGGAGACACAGACATAGTAGTACAACCAGCAAACCTTCCTAATCCAGAAGCATGGAATTTTGTTGCTGACTTTGGAGAACCTAATTTAATCATACCAAGTGTACCAATAGACATTCCTGCAAATGGTAATGACCTATGGCACAAGCATTTAGTCCCCACAGGATTAACTGCTGATAGATGCATTAAAGCAGTACAAGTAAAACCTAGAGGAGATGCAAAGTCAGTAGTACATCATGCAAACTCAAACATTGTTATAGACGGAGGACGTCAAGCAATGCTTACGGAGTATGCTATGGGAAAGTGGGGAGAGATTGTTCCAAAAGGAGTATGCAGAACTATTCCAGCAAATTCACAAGTACGTTGGGATATACACATGTTCCCAGGTGGACTTGGAGCAATGGCACCAGGATCAGTTATAAAAGACAACGTGGTAGAGATTGGTCTTTGGTTATACACCGAAGAGGAAAGCGAACAACTGAAATACAAACAAGATTTAAGTTTATATCGCTTAGGAGACCAGGACGACATAGTTATCCCACCTCATGGTTATTATATGACACAAGGATTCCACAGTTTTGACCACCCTGTTAGATTAGATAGTTTCCAACCACATGGACATTTAAGAATGAATGCCGCAAGTTTAGAAATTTTCTATCCTAACACAGGACGTACAGAACAGATTAGCCAAGTTAGTAATTGGAGTGCAACATGGCATCACAGTCATTTGTATGAACCAGACGTAGCACCTTTAATTCCAGCAGGTGCTGTTATTATATTAAAGCAGTGGTACGATAATACTGCAAATAATCCAAACAATCCAGATCCTGATATGTGGGTAATGGGAGGATCAAGAACAGGTGACGAAATGACACATGCCTGGCTTGCTATCACACACTTAGATAATAAAGGATATAAAAAACTAAAGGAGGAAAGAAATGAAAAAATTAATATTGCTGTTAAGTAGTTTAAGTACAGTTGCATTTGCACATGATGATGTTGCAATAGACTATGCTGAAAATGTAGCACCAATTTTTGTAGAGCAATGTCAATCATGTCATAGAGATGGAGGCATTGCCCCATGGGCCATGACTGACTACAGAATGCTTCAAGCATTTGCTCCAGTAATTAAAGAGGCAGTTACAACACGACACATGCCACCAGGACAAATAAATCCTGTGTATGCAGACCGTATTATAAATCACAGAACACTAAGCCACACAGAGATGGAAACTATTGTACAATGGATAGATGCAGGTACTCCTGTAGAAGGTGACAGAGATCCTTTAACAGAAACTGTATACTCAACTTCAGAATGGGTACACGGTGAACCTGATATGATTATTGAAGTACCAGCACAAGAAATACCAGCAATAGGAACACTTGGACCTAATGCAATACCTTACAGATACACACAGGCAGATTTAGGACTGACAGAGGATCGTTGGTTACGTGGATCACAATTTTTACCAAGCGAGCCTACAGTAATGCACCATATGTTAAACACGGTAACAATACCTGGAGAACGCAACGGAAATCTTTTAGGCGCACAAGGTGAAGGGCAAGGAGATATGAACTATGCAACAATTAGTGCTTATGTTCCAGGCGGCGATCCAGAATTTTATGATGAGAATACTGGCGGATTATTAAGAGCAGGATCAATTGTAAATCTACAGTTACACTACACACCAGACGGAACTGCTAGAACAGACAAAGCAAGGATTGGATTATACTTTCATGATGAAGGAGTAGTACCAGAAGAACGAATGGCAGGTGATTGTGCTTGTATATTCCCTAACACTTGGACTAATATTCCTCCATACGATCCTAATTTTGTTCAAACAGCAGAAATAGTATTAAAGAATAATGTAAACTTACATACATTTTTACCTCACATGCACTTCCGAGGTAAGAGTATGAAAGCAACGGCATACTATCCAGACGGTACACAGGAAGAATTAATAGACATTCCCAAATACGAGTATGCTTGGCAACTATCATATACTTGGCGAGAGCCTAAGTTTATGCCAGAAGGCACAAGACTGTTTGTAGAAGGAGCATTTGATAACTCAGAAGAGAATAAAATGAATCCTGATCCAAGTAGAAGTGTACCTTGGGGACAAATGTCAGAAGACGAAATGTTCTTTGGAGCATTTACTTGGAAAAACTTATAAGGAGAACAACTATGTGGACTAAACCAACTTACGAAAATATAAGGCTTGGATTTGAAATCACTATGTATTTTTCAAATAGATAGAGTAAGTATTTAAACTGTATAAACGATAAATACTACTGTCTATACGCAAGACGAAACTAGATACAATGCGTAATTAACGGGTTTAGACACCCTAGACGGAGAATAAAATGTTTAGAAATATGCTTAAGAAGGCTATTCATAAAAGTCAACACGTTCAAAGAAATTGGGACCTATCCAAATCAATTCCGGAAGAAGATTTAGAACTTATTGCAGAAGCAGTAACACAGGCACCTAGTAAACAGAACGTTACTTTTTTTAAGCCATACTTTATCACAGATAGAGCAATTATAGAAAGAGTACACAGAAGTACACCAGGATTTTTAATTGTAGACGGAAAACAAGGTGGTAAAGCACCTAGTGGGAAACGTTTAACAACTAATCCACAAACTCTAGCAAACCTATTAATAGTTTTTGCTAAAGATTTTGACAAAGAAGATGCAGAGAAGAAAACAGACGTTTCTCATTTAGATAACGTTATGGAATTAGACATGCATCAAGCAATTGGTGTTGCGGCTGGATACACAAATCTTACCAGTGCTATGTTAGGATACAGTACAGGATGTTGCAGTTGTTGTAATAAAGATGAGATCCAAAAGATTTTAGATATACCTCATAAACCAGTTCTATTAATGGGCGTTGGTTTCCCTGATGAATCTAAAACTAGAAGAGAGCATCATTTAATGCCACACTTAACTTTCCCAACTAAAAGAAAAAACATAACTGCTGAATTCATCAGTTAAATTACAGTTTAGATAAGAAATTTAAAAGCCAGACTTTATAGTTTGGCTTTTTTTTGGGCGATAAATATGTACTTTACAGGAACACAATTATATGTGGCAAAAAATATTTTGGTGGTTAGCAAAACGTAGAGGCACAGAAACCTTAACAAACATTTATACTGACCACGAATACATGCACAGAGTATTCTTAGGTAGACAAATCCATAAGACAGGAATTGCAGGCGATTACCATGGCGGTAGAGTTTGTTTAAATCTTATACTTGGATCAGACCTACCTACGGAACATAATCACCCATGGGGATATTTTACTCTCATACTGTCGGGAGGATACTATGAGGTTAGAGGAAAGGAAAGAAAGTGGAGAGGTCCTGGATGGTTTGCTTGGCGTACACACAATGACTTCCATAGAGTTGAAATACCAGATGGTGGACATGCAGTTACATTTTTTGTAAAAGGACAACATGGTAAGATGGGTTCGTTTTTTATGGATGAAGGCAAGCCTGTTAAAGATTTAAAGTTTTGGTTACGTCGAGGTGTAACTAGAGATAAAATTGCGGCGATGATTAAATTAAAATCGCCCGAGGAAATAAAAAATGATAAATGAGATACTAGCAGTAACTCCAGGTAAAGTTGAACTAACAGAATGGTTTGAGACTAAGTTAAAAAAACTTGTACAAGCAGAAAAATACAGTAATCATCAAAAACTAGAAAGGACAAAGTCTTTAATAGTTAGACGACTAACAGAATATAAAGTAGATAACTTTATGGAAGATGTTGTAATAGGAATGAGCGGAGGTATAGATAGTGCCTTAACTGCCGCCTTGTTTAAAGAAGCAGGATGGACAGTACATGGAGTAACATTGCCTATACATCAAAAACAAGAAGAAACAGATAGAGGACAAGAAGTTATTGATGCTCTTGAACTAGTGCCACACAGTTTTGATTTAAGTGAACAGTTTGATAGCATGTCAGAATTTTTAGGATTAACAGATGCTACAACTTATAAAGAATTACAAAGACAAGGAAACATTAGGGCAAGGCTAAGAATGACAACTTTATATAACCTTGCACACCAAGTAGGTGGTTGTGTTGGCAGTACAGATAATTTCAGTGAACTAGCCGCAGGGTTTTGGACATTACATGGTGATGTAGGAGATGTTGCACCTATACAAAGTTTAAGTAAAAGTTGGGAAGTACCTATGTTAGCAAAAATGTTAGGCATACCACAAGCAACACTAGAAGCATTGCCCACAGACGGTTTAGGAATAAGCAATAGTGATGCAGACCAACTAGGAATGAGTTATTTAGAGTTCGATATTATACTGTTTGAACTGTTATCCTTACCAAGAATAGACAATAATACTATTAATTTATACATAAATAACATTACGGAAGAGCAAACTGCTAAGAAGGTTAGACTATTAGTAGATAGAGTGTTGAATACAGCATTCAAAAGAGCGAATCCTTTTAACTTAGAACATCCTATTCATAATGATAGGTTTGAACTATTAAACATACTAGACAGGAGTTTATAATGGGTTTATTTAAATGGTTAGCAGAACTATTCGGAGCCGGTAAGGCAAACGAAGTAGTGCCTGCAAAAGCACCAGCAAAGAAAGTTGTTGAAGCAACGATTGATCCTCAGCCTAAAGTAGAAAAAGTAACTAAAGCAAGTTTATCAAAACTTACTAAAGCAGACTTAGAAACTAAAGGAAGAGAATTTGGTGTTGAGCTAGACAGACGTAAGAAAAAAGACGTTTTAGTTGCCGAAGTACTCAAAGCCTCCAAGAAGTAGACTATAAATACTTGCATGAGTAGATTGCAAGTAGCATTAGTTCAACCAAACTTCAAAATAGGCGGTGGCAGTTTCGTAGGTTATTGGCTACCTTACTCAGTAGGGTGCTTATGGAGTTACGCAAATCAATACGAATGGGTACAGAATTCTTTCACCCTGAAAGATATTATTTTCAAACGAGAACAACCAAGCAATGTCGTAGATAGACTACAAGATTGCAAGGTTGTTTTCTTTTCTAACTACATGTGGAATTGGGAATACAACAAGCATGTAGCAAAATCCTTAAAAGAACAAAATCCAAACATACTAATTATATTCGGTGGTCCACAAGTTACAAATAGACCACAAGAAGAACAATTCTTTGATAATCACCCTTATGTAGATAGCATAGTATTAGGTGAAGGAGAAGAGATGTTTGTGGATATACTTACATCAATAAACAATAACGACCCGTTAAAAGACGTCTATGAAGGCGGCAGACTAGTG